CAATTGAGATAATGCTGCGTCCACATTGCAGAGTTATATAGTTTCAGGCTTTCCGATGTTCCGCCGACCCTGAAGTTGGTTACGTTACAGAATCGGATAATAAAGGGCCTGACTAAAAGTTGCGTATTGTTGAAATTTGCATGCTCGCCGTTTCCATCAAGTTCGCCCTCGCCGACAATGGCGATATTGGAAACATCTTGCGCCCAAAATATAGAACGGCTAACATAATTGTCGGTATAAGATGGAAAACCATATTCTCTAACCGGATACGAGGATAAGGTGGTATCTCCCTCGATGACAACGCCTTTCTTTAGATATAGCGTTAAATTGTCATACAAAAATTCAAACGTTGTTATTGTATATGATCCGTTAAATATAGCGATGGTTGCCCCACGCGGATAATTCGTGTGGCAGTAATCGCGCGAATCGTTTAGTACTTCTAAGTCATCGGTTCCTATCGTTCCGGTAGAGACAATATGACCATCTGAAGATTTTGCGATTATATTATTTCCATTTTGACGAATTATTACAGTATCTAATCCGATGTTATCTACCGGGTAGTCCCCAAATGTGAGGGTTCCTGAATCGCTGTACAAATACCCCACGGTAGACGTTGGCGCGGCGCCGGAGAACTTGATTCCATCGACGCTTTGCGACCAATTCAGCCTATCCAGGCCAATCTTTGTTGCGCCTTCGGCACAACTGCATAGCAGCAAGGCTAAGGCTAATAGAAGTATTAACTTTCGCATGGAAAATCACCTAGTAAGGATAATTAGATCTGATTTTATCGCCGACGATAGGCGCGGCGGCCATTGTGATAGTGCTGCCGGATATGGTGTAATCTTCCCCCGCGCCCGCTGTCATATATTGGCCATTCAGGTAGAGCATGATCTGGCCGGCTGGGGTATGGGCTAGAGTGAAAGCGACATTCGTGCCGTTTATGGCTCCTGATGGGGTTTCGTTGATGCTCCAGTTTCCTATCTCCCCGCCGGGATCGCCCTTCGGCACCTGGATGCCATGAGAGCCCGTGGCTCCTGTAGCCCCCGTTGCGCCAGTTGGTCCGGTTGGCCCAGTGACCCCCGTTGGCCCGCCCATCGAGAAAGGCGAACCCCACGAGCCGCCCGATTTGGGGCCATAGATAGTATGAGCTGCATCGTCGATATAGTAGCTGCCGTTCGCTCCCATAAGAGCCGAAGGCGCTCCGGAGCCGTGCAGCATAGTTACGATCTCTTCTTTCAGAGGATATCTGTATTCCATGTAATCAGCCCCAGAAAATATCCCGATAGGCGACTTCCACCGCCGATAGTAATCCGTTCGAACCCGCAGCATCATCCAGCTTTAGGTAGAATGCCTCGCCTGGCTCGATCTTGAGCAGTCGGGAATAGGGGATGTACCGGTGGACATTCCCCCGGAAGCCCGTAAGACTAATCGAGTTTGTGGCCCCGGATGCGGCCAATACGCCCATAGCTACGAAATCCTGGCCTTCGCTCCCTGGGATGTAGATCTTGTTGTACCCGACTTTCAGATCATAGTCCACATCGAACCAGTCGGACCGATCAGTTTCGAATGCAGCGACCACGGAAACATCGTTTGCCAGTGCCGAAACCCAAAGCTCCAGATAGCAATCTTCGGTAGCTGGCAGAGGATAGCCACTACCACGGAACGGAATATAGAAGTAATCCCCATTATCTAGAGTCAGAACTCCGCTGGATATCGATCCTCCGGACGTGATGCCATGCAGATCTAGGGAAATGTCCGCCCATGCCTGAGCTAAATTGCTTTGGTAGTAATGCTCGATTCTGCCCCATCGGTCGAGCCGCCAGTGATCGCCCCGCATCAGCAGGCCGCATAATAGTATTTGGTCCAATACGGTGATGCCATCAGCAGCCAGGACATAGAGCGTGAGATCGTCGGTGTAGCCCAAGCTGACATCATAATCCCCAGACACATGCAGATAATCGAGGCCGGCCGGTATCTTCCCGGCATTCGAAATGAGGGCGGTGGTCTGGGGCAAGGTCTGGGCCGTGGCATAAGTGATGCCCTTATCGGCCCCATACTCATAGGAATCCAGACAATGGAGAGTCGCTTCCGCCTGATAGAAGTTCATTGCCGCGCCGGTGGCAGGATCGAGGGCCACCTGACCCCCTACCTTGTGGGCTTCGGCAAATTCCACCAGGACGCATCTATCATTCCTGAAGAGAAAGGCTTCCGCCCCTGGCTGGATGTCGTTCACAGCTTCCAGCCAATCGTCCATGTCGTCTTCGTCCCAGAACCGGGCTTTCACGAGATAGCTCTTGGGGTTCTGGCCCTGGTCCACGAGCCTGCCGTACCTCTTGCCGGGGAGCTTGGTTTTCCCCATCTCCCTGAGCCCCGGCCTAGGATCTATGGATGTGACTACAGCCGAGCATACCAAGCCATCAATTTCGCAATACGGAGTCGAGATAGCCATGAGATCAGCTCGGGATAAAGGCTCGCTTCCAGAATCGCATGGTCGCGCTCACCTGGATGTCTGGATGGCCGGTACAGTCACTATGGGCCCCGGTGAAGTTTCCGGTCAAGTAGAGATAGAAATTGAAGTTGGTGACCGCGTTCTCTGTGACGTAATCGGTGACGTCAATTCTCGTAAGAGCATCCCCCAGCATGAAGTTGGGCAGCCTGCCAGCAGGGATACGGCTGGCGGTCATCACGATGGCGCACCACCGACCGAGAGCCCGCTTCACGTAGTTGTCCATGCTAAAGTTGACGTCTAGGGTGATCCTGGCGTTGAGGTCCGCGTGCTTGGCGTCCGGAGGAACAGAGAAAGACAAGACACAGGGCGCGCAGGTGAAGTGTGTATTATCTCGGAACTTCAGTGTCCCTGATTGGGTATCCTCCCCGAAGTACTCGATCATATATCGGTCATAGTAGCCCTCATCGAAGCTTTGAAGGGCTTCGAAGGCGTCTATGAAATCAGGATCCCTTCCTCCCAGCTCGAGGGTCGTGGACTGGTCGCTGGATGAGATCTCAATGGTATCTGTTGGCAGGATCTCGACCGGCTCATAGTCCACGTTGACCTTGATGTAGTCGCCCGGCCTCATGAGCAGGCGCCGGGGGGTCTTGATCCGGTACCTGTAATCGGCCTGCCGCCGTGCATACTCATCATTTGTGTAGGGGATCAGAGTACCGTTCGCATCCCGGAAGCCGTTCTCAAAGTCGTACACATCCGCTACCCATAGCCCTTTGTAGGTCAGATCTGCCCCCGCCGTATGGTACTGCTGGCAGGCGTCGCCAATGCCGGTGAGGGAATGGATCTTGGCCGACTGTGGAATGGACTTCTCCAGGACGTCTATATCGTCCTCAGTCAGCTCGTACAACCCTGATACAGCGCCGTCTCCGGGCTCTAGGCAGACATCGAGATAGCTGTAGATCGGTCCGTCCCTGAACCGGAGATAATAGCCTTGGGACTCTGCCAGGTTGCACAGGAGATCTCCTATCTGGTTATTGTCCACCATGAGGCCGCCGGTGAGTATAGCCGCTTCCGCTTCGTGCACCCCTAGCCGGATCATGGTATCGAAAGCGTTCTCTGCCATCAGGCCTCCGTTCAGGTACCAGAACCAGTTAGCGAAGGCACCGCCGCCCGAAGATCCGTCGTACCGGACATAGAGGTCCGTAGCATCCTGATATACGGACTGGTCATAGGTCTGGAGATCCGCCAGAGCATCCCGCCGGATGAGAGGCTGCTCCAGCTCTTCGGTGAGCATCGAGATATCTGCCGCGCCTATCCGGCTGGCCGATCCTGCACCAACCAGCTTGACTATGTTCTTGGCAGCGTCGTATATCGTGTAGGGGGTAGCCGTGGGGCAATAGCTGTTCGCAACCCGGAGCAGGCCGGGGATACCGTACATCGAATCCCAGCAATCCCGGAATATCTCGAGCATGGTCAGGTCGGTGAAACAGTAGTTGAAGATCGGGGTGTATCGATGGAACAGCAGCCACTCGACCCCTTTTGCCTGGATGGTCTTCTGAGTCTTGGAGATCTTGTACTTCTCCGCTATGCCTCTGAAAATGACATCGGCCCCTTCCAAGACCTCGATCGTAGCAAACTGCTTGACCGGCACGCTCCGGCTCATGTTCATGTCGAACTCTCGTGGCCTCCTGGGGTCCTTAAATTTCTTCAGATTCCACGAGTCGACTTCGGCCACGAATGGCAGTTGATCAGGGTTTGTGATCCGAACTTCGATATTATCCCAGCTCATCTTTTCCTCGCATTCGAAAGTTTAGCTTCAAGTTGCCTGTCTCTCTCGTCCATGTAGGCGTCTAGATCGGATATGCCGTACACGTTTCCTTGAATCGTCACTGGCGCGTTGATTACCACCTGGCCACTACCACCGCCAAACCGCTCTATGGCCTGATCTATGCCACCTATCCATTCTCCGCCAGGCCTATCTCCGACCACCGCCAGGGTAGGCTCGGGCACGAACACGTCACCTTCTGCGAACGAGTAGGGGTTGCCAAAGGGACTGTCATACGGATTGTCCCAATAGCTCGATATCGGCTCACCGTATCCGCCTCCACCCCCATAGCCGCCGATCTGTTGCACGTAGACCGGCTTGGTGACTGCCGCGCCCGCTGCAGCATCTATGGCGGCTATCGCGCTCATGGCCTGGGAGTCATCGACGGTGATAGGGACTTTCTGCTCCTCAGATAGCTTGGACTGGAAGCTCGACCATTGGCTTTCTGCTGCCGAAGTGTCGAGGCTCGGGCTCATCTGGAAATCTGTATAATCCTTCCCCAAGACGGCCCCTCCGACCGAAGCCATAGCCTTCTGAGTGGCCGCTATACTCTGGATCTGGTTGAGCTTCCAGTCGAGATACTGCTCTCCGCCAGCGCCGATGTACGAGCCCTGGAAAAGCTCTTCGGCATTCTGCTCTTGCCAGAGTCCGAACTCCGACATGGTTTCGGTACAGTCCTTCATGGCGCTTTCAAGCTGATTGAAGCCCACGGAAGCTTGCTTGGTCTTGCTCTGGATGCTATCGAGGGAGGAGTTCGCCTTTGCACCCATCTCCGCCAGGCCGCCACCTATTACCGATCCTGCGACAGAGCCCAGATTGGCCAGGTCGTTGTACCAAGTATTCTTCATGAAGGCGCTGACCGAATCCAGGCCGGTCTTCAGGCTGCCGCCCAGAGCGGTGCTTGCCTGTGATCCCATGTCACCGAAACGATCCACCATGAAATTGGTGATAGGCTGGATCTGCTGGTCCATCTGCAATTTTGCAAGGTCGCCGCCTCTGCCTTGCAACGTTAAACTGGTGCTTTCTAAAAGCGGATAATCAGCTTGCTTGAAAAGATCCTCGATGGCTTCTTCTTGTGACGTGTACCGGTCTTCCGCCATCTTCTGGCCGTTCAGGGAGAGAGTGTACAGCGTATCGTTCTTGTCTATGTTATAATGTACCCGGACCTGAACACCGTCCTGGACCGCGTATAGGTCGCCAGTATCCTTTTTCACGCTGCGGGTTTGGGCATTTATCCTGTCAAGCGCAATTAAGTCATTGAGCTCAGCCCAAGAACTGTTGACACCGCCGTATTGCTGCCATCCCGCGATTTGCGGCGATACACCAGAGGAGACAGCAGCTTTATACGCGCTATCCATGGATGCATTCTGAGCCGCGAACCCGCTGCTGGCCCCAGCCGACACCGCCCGCTCTACGGACGATGCTATGCCGTCTTCGGCATTGGACGCGCCGCTTTCCATGCCCTTCTCGGTGCCTGTCTCGACCGCTTCCTCGGTGGCTATCCCGAGCTTTTCTTTTGCTCGCACGGATACCCGATCGAGGAAAGCCGTTACATCCCCAAACAGGCTAGAAGCTCCTTCTGCCAGGCCGCCTAAGCCGATTTTGTTCAATCCCTGGCTAGCCAAAGATCCCAGGGCATTGACCGCCCCGGATACCGCCGTGGGGATGGCGTTCGCCAGGCCGTCGACAATGTCGCCGAAAATATCTCCCCAGAAGGCGCCGACCTCGGACAGCTTGCTCTTGATGCTGTCGAGAGCACCCGCAAGAGCTTGGAACTGTGATGAGCTGGTGATCGTGGCCAGGATCTCTTCCTTGAAGGCCTCAACATAGGCTTTGCCGGTCCGGAAAGCGGTGTTAAGGGCACTGGTTCCGGACACCAGGACGCTCAGGTTCATACCGCCCATGGTGCCTATCATGCCGGTGACCTGTGTGATTCCGGTGATGAGCGGCCCAAGGCCTGCCGTCATGGGCTCCCACAGGTTCTCGCCTATCTGCCGGACGGCATTGAGCGATCCGGCCACAGAGGAGATCATGGGGGAAAGAGCCGCGTTGATGGGGCCGCCGATGTCCTTCAGGATGGCGTTGAATGAGTTCTTGAGAACCTGGAGCGAGGACTTCATGTTGTCCGCACCGGCTTCGAAAGATTCCCCTATCGACTCTCCTTTCTTGCCAGCCTCGACCGTATCCTCGATGGACTGCCGCCATTCGTCGGTATGGCCGACCATCTTGACCAGGGCGTCCATGCCGTACGAGCCGCCCAGGGTCTTGGCGGTGGTCAGGAGCTTTTCAGCAGGCAGGCCTTCCAGGGCGGAGCCGATCCTCAGGATAGTGTCGGAGGGATCGGTACTCATGGCCTGCATGAACTCTTCTGTGGACATCCCCAGGAGAGATGCTGCTTCGGCCTGAGACTTTTCGTTGGTGGTGAGCTGGTTTAGCAGGGCATCGAAGCTTCCTGCAGCCCGCTCAGCCGATGGGAACACAGAGCTGAGCATCCCGCCCCAGCCAGCCACTTCATAGGCCCCAGCTCCAAGAGAAGACATTGAGCCCGCGACTCTGGTCGAGAAGTCGAGGACATCCTTCTCTGTGGCATTGAAATTGTTCCCGACGTAGTCCACCGCGGACCCAAACTGCCGGGCGAATTCTGAAGAATCTTGGACTCCTTCCGGCAGGCTCTTGAGCTGCCCTTTGATCTTGCCGATGGCGGTAGCTGCTTCCTCGGCAGGCATATCGAAGGCCGAACCCATCTGGAGGGCTACTTCGGTGAACCCGGCGATTGAGTCTTTCTCGATACCAAGTGATCCTGCTGCTGCCGCAACGCTCTGTATTTCGGCAACTGTCGTAGGCATCCGGGAATACAGGTTCGTGAGGCTCGAATCCAGTTCATTGAAGGCTTCCGTCCCCTTCTCGATCCCGGTGGTCTTGGAAATCTGGGCCATGCCAGCTTCCCATTCCATAGCGGCACGGGACGAGGCGGCACCAAGGGCTCCTGCAGCAGCTACGCCAGCCACTGCAGCGATCCCCACCGGTCCCATGGCCAGAGCAGCGCTGCCTGCCACGTTCCCGAGTGCCCCCAGAGGAGCGGTGATGCCTTGGACCAGATCGGCTCCCAGGGCCTTCCCAGCATTCTTCCAGTTTCCGCCCGAGAGAGAGCCGGTTAAGCCTGCCCCCAGCTGGCCGCGAAGGTTCTGCTCAATGCCAGCCACGCCGGCGGCGGTATCCTGCTGAGCTTTCGCTAGACTGGTCTTGAGCCGGGAATCGTCGGCGTCTATGATAACGGTCGCTCTGCCTACCTCAGTCATGGAACCTCAAATATTTATATTCGAAAAAGCTAAGCAAACTGCATGAAGAAAATAATAGCAATAATTCTGTTAATCTGTCTTGGGGTTGGGGCCGCCCAGGCGAGAGTGCCGGTGCCTGGCGATTTTGTGCGGGTTAGTGGCGTGATGACCAGTGCATCATTCAGTTATGAAGGAGTGATCACAGACATAAAGGACGGCTTGATCTGCCTGAACTGTTCACTTCTAGGAAGTGGAACACATAGCGTCGATAGGGAATACCCATTTGACGTGTGTATTGGGACCGGCACGATCATCAGTCTTGTATGGCTGGAGGAATAGGCGGCCCCCCCTCCCCCACATCCTTCATCATCTGGATGTGGTCCTGGAGAGAAGGCTTTCTCTCTTTCGGCTCTCCAGGGACCACATAGAACTCCCGGAATGACGGCAGGCCTTCCGTGAACCACTTAGCCACCCCCGCGGCAGCAGAATAGCCCGCGAACGCCGCCAGACGGTCTTGTCTGGCATCTTCTTTCTTCTTGTGGGCTGCCAGGGCGTTAAGCTCGTTTACGGTGAGTCCCAAAAAAGTTTCTGGATCCAGCCCCAGCTCGACCAGCCCTATCCTTGTGGCTCGCTGCCAGAAAGTTTCTGGAAGGTCGCTATCTTCTTCAGATCGTCCGCAAGCTCCAGCCGGGCAACTTCCAGTTTCGCCTCGGCCTTCTCCTTGTTGATCCTGATAGTCTCTTCCTCTCTGGCAATGTTCTCTTGCCAGACCGCAATCGAAGAAGGGTCATTCACAACCAGATAGGAATGATATACTTCTCTGGTCAGGCTTTCCAGGCTTCCGCCCCGGTCGAGATACCCCTGGATGGCTAAGGCTGCTTCGCTTGGGCTGTCATTTTTTCCTAGCCCATCAATACCACATGCAGCGGCTACGGCAGCTTCCAGAACGTCAGCTATCTTGAGATAGTTCCCGAGCACGAAACCGGCGTGGATGCCCATGCCAGGCTTGAAGATCTCGTGCCGCTTCAGGATGTCTTTGGCTCTGGATTCGAACTTCTGGAGGCTCCGGAAGTCCCATCTCAGCTTTCTCTCTTCGTCCATACAGAGCGTTATGAAGCTCTTTCCTGCATCTTCATTTGTCATTAGAAATTCCTTCCTAGGAGGGAGGGCTCAGCAGTCCTTCGCTAACCACATCATCGCCCGTCCCATATTCATGTTTCGGGATAGATCTCCCCGTCTCCTTTTATGGTTATAGCCCGTTCCTGGGCCTTGTCTGGATTGGCAACAATGCGATCCAGTGACAAGAGCGTGCCCATTCCGACGAAGCTCTTGGTATGCTTGATCGCATAGATCTTCCAGTAGAGGACGTCGGCTACGTCCGGAAGATCGGATTCTCCGGTATAGTAGAAAGCGTTCGCTGCCATGTCCCAGGACCGGCGACCAGAGATAGAGTTGCCCCATCCGTCATCGTCTATGCTGGTGGTGTCGATCTCTCGGCCATCGATCTTCAGTTTCCCATCGTAGACCAAGAGGATCTTTTCGAAGGCCAGTTCGCTCCGGCGCGTGCCGCTTGCGGTTATGGTGTGGCCGCTCTTGGTTTCTTCGAACGTCACCGATCCCCGAAGGTAGTTTACAGAGAAACCAGACGCTGCGCTGCCATTATCTTCGACGGCAAGGGCTTCGTCTTCATCCCAATATCGCGATCCTGCCTCTGCCTGGAATGTCAGATGGTCGCCAGAATCAACGAGCGCTAGATCGGCGAAATCCAGGCCGTCATATCCATGGGTATGAGCTAAAACGCCAGGCACCCCCGCGCCAGTCTGGCCGGGCGGCAAGCGGACTTCCCACAGCGCAAGAGCGGCTGGAGTTGTCTCGATGGCCGTTTTGATCTGGGCAGCGGTGGACGTCGCGGCGCCACCTACGTTAGTGGCACTATGCACGGTCACATCCGATCCAGCGACACTTACGGACAGGGGCGTGTTGGTACCACTCACCACTATCTCGATTGATGGGGTAACCCCGTTTTTGGATACAAAGCACAGATCACGGTTTGACCCCAGAGCCGGAGTGATCACATAGTTGGATTGTTCGTCCCGATAAAGAGCGGCGGAGAAGCCGCTCACTGCGCTTGTCATGGATCACCTCACAGGGCTGCCAGAGCGCCACGATTCTTGATAGTCCAATCTGCCTTCTGCTGAGTGTTTGGCCCGGCCAGAGTGAGATTTCCACTGTTCACCCCACATGCCATTGACCAGCCGACCGGCGTTGCGGTGGGCGTGCCGCTCTGCATTATCTTAGCATAGATGGTTGTCCCTGCCATGATAGCGGCTATGATGATCGCATAGGCAGCATCGGTCATGATCAGGTTATTGGTCGCTGTGATCTCTGCAGATCTCGCGCCCGAGATAGAGCTGCCCCACCCGGCATCATCGACATTAGACGTATCTATTTCTCTGCCATCGATTCTCAGCCGGAGGTCGCTGACCTCGGCGAGCTTGACGTACACACCACCCACGGTAGCGCATACCCATAGGGAACCGGTCATTCCACTAACAGCTGATGTCATATATATACCTCGAAGTATTGCTTTTCCGCACCAAATTGCGGTTTATAATAATGTTGAAAAACTATTATTAGAAAAAATTAAATTGTTATAAAAAGATGTACTATTTATGCTCCTTTCATAATCTCGAAATTCTGATAGAAGATAGTCCGGCCCCTCGCGTCCGCCTCAAGCTTGCAGGGCACCCCGCGGGCCCGGACGTGGATATACTGATGGCCGGATAGAGCTATATCATGTAGGCCATGCAGGGCTACATCTATGGCCTCTGCTTTGGTCTGGGCGGCGCTGTAAGTGGCCGCTCTGACTTCTACATGGAGATCTGGGTATTGGAGGTCACAGAACAGATCCTTGGAGCGACCCGGCCGGGCATAGAGGGCTATCAGAGCGTCCGGGCTATCTGGCATTTCGCCTATATAGATCGTGCGGGTTGTCGCCGTGCCAGGATAGATCCCCACACTTGCAGAATTGAGCTGTGCTGCTATATCTTCCAGGAAACTAATGATCTTCCCTCCTGATCAGGATCTTTCGTTTCGGACGGCATCTCAATTTCTCGTCTATGATGCTCCTCAGGTAGAGAAGGTCCGCCTCGGTAAAGTCGTTCATTATGGCCCGCCAATCCAGATCGGTGAATTGCATCCTACCCACCCGGCTGAAGCCAGCCCCAGCCTATCAGGATCGTCAGCAATGCAAGCCCCGCCAGTGTGCCGGACCTCCAAATCTCTAGGGATGATACTCGGGTGTTCAGGCACTTCATCTCATCGCAGTGGCCTTCCATCTTTTGGCGGATCCATTTTATGTCTGTGCTGAGCTCCCGGATTTCCAGATCGGTCTCGTCGGCCATCTAGCCTCGCCTACTTCCAACCGCTCAGGGCCTCGTCAGTGTACTGCCTCAATACGGCGAACAGTGCACCAAGTATGACCATTACCGCGCCTATGAACTCCGACGACGGCACGAATTCGCCGCCCTCAAGAATTGTTATGATGCCCAGCAATACGACCACTAGGGCCGCCTTAATTGTCTTGCTATCAGCTACGCCTTTTGTCATTTATATCACCTTTCCAAGCTTTTTGAATTCCTTTGTAGACTTTCGCGACTGACCGCGTTGCCTGTATCCTGTTATCCTTTGGCCGGGCGTTCCTACTCCTCCGCCGCCCTGCTGCCAATAGAGCCTCATCTTGATAGCCTGCCCCAGGCCGTCAGTCGCAAAAATGTCGTTCCACTCATCCAGAGTCATCCAAGTATTGATGTTAGGCGCTTTCAGAAGCACCCCCCGGCCATCGTTGGCTTTCTGGATGACCTCCAGGATTTCCATGTCCACAGTAGCCCCGATTATCTTCTCGGGCACGGGGTCTGAAGGCTGCCAGCCCACAGTTTTTATCCCCGGACCGTCCGGGTTCTTGATTATCAGATCTTTCACGAAGTCCAGTACACCTATACCGGCCACTATGTGGATATCCGAGGGCAACTTAGACTCCGGGCCGCCGAAGAAGCATATGCCGTCTATCGACAGGTAGTCCTCTTCACCGGTTTCAGTTTCAATTTCTTCATCTTCAGGCACAAAATCACCTATCTATTGTCTGGAATGCCATCGGCGCATAGCTGCCTATCCAGCTGCCTATGGCGCTTTGGCTCACGTACGCCAGCCAGCCCGAGGGCAGGACGGTCTCCGGAGGCGTTCTATACGCTTCCTCCCCCAGCCGGATGCTGTCGGGTAAGGGGGGCCCCCCGGAATCCTTGATTGTGATCATGGACTCCTCCATGCCGTTCGGGATATTGATCGTCTTTGTCTGGACCTGGGCGGGATCGAGGAATGCCGCCGCCGGAAAAACGAGGATGCAAGCGGCAACGAGCGCCGAAAAAGATTTCAAATGATCTATAAACATGGCAACCAGTCAACGCTGATAGCCCCGCATGTTGAGTTACCCCAGAGCTGGACGAACTTCTCGACCGCAAATACACCGGTCAGGTCATCTACAGATCTGCCGTACTCAGC